GACCGCGACACCGGTCGCCGCTTCTGGTGCGACGCCACGGCCAGTGCGCGGGTCTACGACATCCAGCACGAACGCAAGGTCATCGTCGACGACATGTCGACGACGACCGGCGTGACCGTTGAGATCGGCGTCGACCCGTCCTATTCCACCGTCGCCAGCAACTACTATCTGTTCCGGCCGGCCAACGCGCTGGCCCGGGCTCGGGTGCCCTACATCATCGAGGCCGCAGCCTGGTATTCATGGCAATACGCAGTGTCGACGGGTATCCCCGGCGGCTGGCTATCCGGCACGCAGTTGCGGGTGACCGCGATATGGGGCTGGCCGGCGGTACCGGATGAGATCACCGAAGCATGCCTCCTGTTGGCGTCGAGGCTGTTCCGGCGCAAAGACTCGCCCGAAGGTGTCGCCGGATTCTCCGACCTCGGTGTTGTCCGCGTCGGCCGTTACGACCCCGACTACGACTCGCTGATCGGCCCATACGAGCGCAAGGAAATCTGATGTCCGACCTGGATGTCATCCAAGGCTTGGCCGTGCGCGCGGCGACGATCCCGGGGATGCGCACCGATCCGCTGTCCGGGTTCATCCCGGGCGCGATCGAGGTGCCGTTCTTCGGCGTCAACGAGGTCACCGACGAGTCCTACCACCAGGCGGTCGGCGCCGGTGCGCTGATCGAAGCATTGTTCACCTGCGCGATCTTCGTGTCCCGCGGCGACGCGTCACGCGGTGCGGCGGCACTGTCGCTGTTCACGTCCCGCGACGGGCCCAACTCGGTGATGGCTGCGCTCGAGGCCGACCAGACGTTGGGCGGCGCTGCGAAGGCGCTGGTGGTAGAGAAGGCGCACGGCAAGTTCCGGGTCTACACCATCGGCAACACCGACTATCTGGGTTCGATGCTCGACGTCCGAGTCTGGTATTAGGGAGGCTCGACGATGCCGCTGACACCGCTCGTGATGACCGATGTGCGCATCTACTACGACTCGCTGGATGCGACCGGCTTCTCCAACCATGTCGAACTCTCACCGGTCGCCGACGTGGAGGACATGACAACATTCGGCTCGGGTGGCTGGCAGGAAAACATTGCCACCGAGAAGGACACGACCGCGTTGGCGACGGTGTTCTGGCAGGCCGGTGACCTGACGATGCCCGACGACACGGCGTTCGCGCAGTTGGCGGATGCGACCGGCCCGTTAACGATCGTGCCGACCTCGGGTGTGGTCGGATCGGCCGCGTATCTGACGAAGGTTGTCGAGAACAGTTACAAGCCCGCCGGTGATGTCGGGAAGCTGCTGAAGGCCGACCTTGGTTTCCACGGCAACACCGCGCTGGCGCGCGGCCAGATCCTGCACCCGCAGGGCACGGCACGTACGACGACCGGCACCGGCACCGCCGTCCAACTCGGCGCGGTCCTCGCCTCCCAACGCATGTATGCGAACCTGCACGTCCTGTCGATCGCCGGCACAGCAACACCGACGATCACGGTGACGGTCCAGTCGAACGTCGACAACACGTTCGGCGCGCCAACCACCCGGATCTCATTCGGCGCCGCGACCACCTTGCAGGGCCAGGCCGGCTCAGCGGTGGGGCCGATCACGGATACGTGGTATCGCGCAATCTGGACCATCTCCGGCACCACGCCGTCGTTCCTGTTCGCCGTCAGCGCTGGCATCGCCAGCAAGTAGAAGGGCAATGTCATGGCACTGACACCAACGGTTCTCACCGACGCGCTCATCATCATCAACGCCGTCACCATCTCCGACCATGCGAACAGCGTGTCGGTTCCGTTCGTCGCCACCGACGAGGAAATCTCGGCGTTCGGGTCGGGCTGGAAGTCGTTTGTCGCCGGGCTCAAGTCGGCGCAGTTGAATATCAAACTGTTCGACGACTTCGTGGCCGCGAACCTGGATGCGACGACGTTCGCCCTGTTCGGTACAACGGTCACGTTCGAGGTGCGGCCGACGTCGGCGGCCCGGTCCACGTCGAACCCGGCCTACACCGGCAGCGTCGTCGTCGACTCGTGGAACTTCGGTGGTGACGTTGGCAAGGTCGCCCCGGTCGACGTGTCCTGGCCGACCACCGGAGCAGTGCTACGTCAAACCTCGTAAATCATGCCGATCGAGCTGACCGTCGACCAGCGCGCGGTGCAGGTCGTTGCGAAGGCGTTGCGCGAGCAGGAGGACGGCAAGGCGCTGCGCAAGGATCTGATCGCCGAACTGAAGACCGCCGTCGCACCCGGCGTCGCATCCATACAAAGCAAACTGACGGCGATCCCGCACACCACGGCCGCGGTCACAACCCCGACGTTGAGTTCGTACCTGTCGGCGCGGGTCAAACCGGTGGTGCGGCTGTCCGGGCAACGCACCGGCATCCAGGTGAAGATCCGTAAGACGCCGCAGTTGCGCGGGTTCACCAACGCCGCGCGCATGTTGAACCTGGGCACGTGGCGGCACAAGGTGTTCGGCCGCGAGGTGTGGGTGCAGCAGGTGATGCCGACGATGAAGGGTTTCTTCGACGACACCCTGGCCAAGGACAAACCGCTATACCGGGCCGCGGTCATCGGCGCCGTCGAGAAGATGGCCAAACGGGTCGCCGACCGGGCCAAGTAGACCACCGCCGGCACGTCCACACGGAGCGTGCCGGCGGTGCTTTTTCTTTATCCGTGATCCGTGGAGGCAAAATCTCATGCTGTTGACCTACAAACCCGACGACGGCCCCGGCGACGTCCAGCAGTGGACGTTTCGGCCGCGCAAGTTCCCGTCGCATGAGGCTGAGGCGATCGAGAACGTGACCGGCATGACCTGGTCCGAGTTCTCCGAACAGGTGCTCAAAGGATCGATCCGGGCCCGCCGTGCACTGCTATGGATTCTGCTGCGCCGCCAGCATCCGGTGCTCAAGTTCAACGACGTCTCGTTCAGCCTCGACGAGGTCGAACTCGAACTCGAGGCCGACGAATTGCACGCGATGCGCGGCGAGCTGGAGAAGGTCGACGACCCGGACGTGCGGTCCCTCGCATTGGCGCAGATCGACGAACAGATCGCCGAAGCGGAGGCGAAGGACGCCCCAAAAGAAGCCGACTCGCCGGGCTCCGCGAACGCTACTGGTTGATGTTCGCCCGCGAACTGCACATCCCGCCGTGGGACATCGGCCGGCTATCGGTCGGCCAACTCGAGGCCGCTGTCGAACACTTCGACGACCTGATCAAAAATGCCGGGAAGTGAGGATGCGTCATGTCTGACACTGCCGTCATCTTCTCGATCCTGGCGCAGGACAAGACGAAGGGCGCGTTCAAATCCGTCGGCAAGGGTTTGGCGGAACTGTTCGCCGGCAAGGAAATCCTCGACTTCGGTAAGGAATCGATCCAGGCCGCGGCGGAGATGCAGAAGACGCAGGCGCGGGTCAAGGCGGTGTTCGGCGAATCGGCCGAGGCGGTCAACAAGTGGGCTGAGGCCGCCGCTACCGGCTCGGGTCTGTCGGCGGATGCCGCAGATAAGGCAGCATCCCAGTTCGGTCTGCTGGGCACACAGGCCGGACTGTCCGGTGACAAGTTGTCATCGTTTGCGATCGCGAACGCGAAGCTCGGCGCCGACCTCGCATCGTTCAACGGCTCCGACCCGGCATCGGCGCAGGAGGCGTTGACGAAAGCGTACGGCGGCTCGGTCAAGGCGTTGAAGCCGTACGGTGTGCTACTCGACCAGGCGGCGATCAAGCAAGAGGCCGTCAAACTTGGGATCATTAAGACGACGAAGGATGCGTTGACGCCGCAGCAGAAGGTGCTGGCGATCCAGGGTCTGGTGATGGCGCAGACCGGCAAACAGCAGGGCAACTTCGCGAAGTCGTCCGGTGACCTGCAAAACCAGCAGAAGGTGCTCACCGCCGAGTTCGAGAATGCGAAGGACAAACTCGGAACCGGTCTGCTGCCGGTCGTGACGAAGTTCGCGACGGTGCTGGTCGGTGTCATCGGCTTCGTTGAGGCGCACTCGTCATGGTTGACGCCACTGATCGCCGGCATCGCCGCCGTGGTCGCCGGGCTCAAGGTCTGGTCGGTAGTGCAGGAACTGCTCAATATCGAGTTGGATGCGAACCCGATCGGC